TTCGCCCAGAAGTATCCGTCAGCTCCAAGAGCTTCATCACTATACTCATCATCATCATCATAATCTTCTCGAGTATTATCCCATTCTTCTTTATCCATTAACCCGTTCTCGTATGCTACTTTTGCATTTGCAAGAATATCTTCAGGATCCGGCTCTGCGTCCCAATCATCGTCATCGTCGTAATCATCGTCACCATCATCGTCATCGTAATCATCGTCGTCATCATCGTCGCCATAGTCATCGTCACCACCTCCTTCTTCAACTTCAAATTTATCTTTCATTTGTGTTTTTAGATGTTCTCTATCATCATCATTTACAAGGCCTGTGTCATCAAGTGCAGCTGCAACTTTATCGTATGTTATAGGTTCATCACCATCAAATAGATTTGCATCCTCAAATGCATCGTTCATCTTGTTAAGTAGATCTTCTTGCGCTCCATCGTCATAATAGGTTTGAGCTTCTTGATCCATTCCATTTAGTATTTCACCAAATTCTTCTGGGTGTATGTCTCGTCCTTTTGTAGATGTTGGGGTTGCTGCTTTTTTCTCTTTACCACTTGCTTCACCTGCTGTTGTATCTTTACCAGCAATGTTTACTTTGGTAGTTGCTCGCATTTTATGCTTAGCATTGTACTTCTTGAATGCATCAGGAGATTTGAAATCAATTTCCTTTTTTAAGCTTTTAGACTCTGTTATAAGGTGCTTATCTTGCCAATTTTTAATGTTAAATTTCATATTATGATTACTTTATATTTTTAAGTTCTTTGATTAACTCGTAGAATCTCATTAAAGATAGCACCTCTTGATCTTTAATAACATTCCGTTTACCTAATCTATTAGCTTGATTTACAACTTCTTTAAGTTTGATTCGCATAACTGGATCTTTAATAGATTTTATTTTCCTTCGAAGTGTACGCTTAATATGCGGTACTTCTGTTGATATAAGTTCTTTAAGATTACTTGTGTTAGAAACATTATTAATATATTCACGTAAAACTTTCTTTTGCTTTGATGTTAAATCACCATATTTGTCATTAAACTTATCTACAAGTATTTGATATGATAGTAATTGCATATCTTTATCTTGTTGTTCATATTCTGATACAATTTGTTTTTTAACCGCTTTATGTGTCTTCTTATTTATTACTGCTTCTACTAAATTACATCTAAGTCTCACGCTATCAGCTGGACGCAATGATGTATTTTCAAAAATATTATATGTTGAAGCTAAAGTTCTATAATTATCAACCCTAGCTTTTGTAAATTTATGTAAATCGTAATGTTCTTTAATATCTTTGATAAGATTATATTTTTCTCGGCGTAATTTACTAGAATTTAGAGTTTTTCTAGATACAATTACTGCATCAATAAATCTATCAGCTTGTACTTCATTATTAAACTTTTCTTTAATAATAGTTTGATATAATTGTAGTTCTTTTCCTAATTGTGTTTTATTAGAAAAATAATCTTTAATAATTCTAATTGCTTCAGATTTATCTGCAGACAGTGTATCCGATGCTACTTGTCGCACAAGTAATTCGAATAGAATACCTGTATTTTTAATCTTAGAATGTTTTTTTGTATTCATAATTATCTTTTACCTTAAAGTATAGTTTCCATCGTAAATAAATATGAGGGAATACAAAAACACTACACTGTCCCGTCAATAATATTGTTCTCGTCTAATAATCCACCTGCGTCATCATAATCTGGGGTACCGGTATCAAGTGACTCTTTAAGAACACTCTTACTCTTTACCTTTGATTCTAGTGATTTAAGGACATTTTTATATTTAACCCTACGATCTTCTCTAGCTAGTGGACTATTGCCTCGAAAATTATGTTTTAGTGGTGTAGGATCTTTTTCATATGTCTTACCTAAATCTTTATCTCCAATAGGATCTTGTCCTCCTGGATGTTCTGTTGATTTATATTTTAATCCAATATCTGGTCTACCTACTTGAGCATCTCCTTCGCTACCTTCTGGAGCTCCATCTACTGCTTGTGGTCCTAATGATGCAAGATCATGTGGTGTACCAAATGAACGTAATGTTTTAGCTGGATCATTTCCTTCAGTTTCTATCTGCTGTTGACGGAATTTAAGTTTCAAGTCAGCAATAACACTTTCACGTTCTTGTTGCCAAACTGCATCACCAAGATTAAATATATTTTCATATATCCATTCATCAGATAATAATTTTGATCCTTGTATATCTGTTGCAAGTCTTATTTTTTCTTGCCAAATAGCAATTTTTTCTTGTTCATATACTGTAGATGGTGTTGTTAATGATAATTCAAAATCAACTAAATCTGCATCTTTGAATCCTTGAGTATATAAATGTACAATAGCTATTTTTGTTAATTCTGAAATTGCAATTCTTTGAATTCTCTCAATCGTTCTTGCAAATCTAATGTCTTCTGCTGCTAATGTCGCTTTACCTTCTACCTGCTCATCATAACCTAAGAATGCTTTTGGAACACGTAACGCTGACATCATCTTGTTTCTTAAATATTCAATATCATCAATTGCATTAAAATCTAACCCTGACACAGATTCTATACCAGTTCCAGATTCACCACCTCTTGTTGGTAAATAAAAATCTTCCATCATATTTTGCATATTAAATTTAAGATTATATTCTCCTGTTGTTTGATCTATATAAGGAACTTTCTTCATCTTATCTATAATACCTTGCATATATGTGTCAACTTCATTTGGTGGAATATTACCAACATCTATTTTGAAAATTCTTTTCTCTGGTGCTCTCATTATACGATGAATCATCATTGCATCTTCCATCATAGTAAGTTGCTTCCAAGTCTTTCTTGCTGGCTCTACCATTGATTTACCGTAAGGTAAAAAGTTTGAATCACTCAATAATCTAAAGTGTGCTATTTCAAAATTTTGATAGTCCGCTTGAGATTGACCACCGTCTTGTTTGAAAGTTACCTTATATGGATCATCTGGATCTTCGCCTTCCTCTCGTGTCATTTCGTATGATGATAGTGGAATTACATTAACAACTCCATAACCTTCTGCAATATCTAATTTTAAGAATGAATCTCCATACTTACACATATTTCGTATCCATGGCCAGAGATTAAATTCTATATTACAAACATCATAAAATAAATTATGAAGTATTTTTTGAACGTTTTCATTTTGACATTGTATAGTTAAAACTTGATCAAATTCATTTTTCATTGTTGATTCATCTGCATATATATCTAGTGCTGATGATATAATAGCATCCGTATCCATTGTTTCGTAATCAGCGTATAATTCATTTTTTTGATATGAAAAATTTTGCTGTGATTGTGTACCATATCCAAAATTAATATTTGTTTTTCGTACTTTTGAAAATCTATCTACACCCATATTAACTGAATTACCAACTGATTGTAATCTAGATGTATCTCGTACTTTTAATCTTTTTCCTCCTATATTTCTTACAATAACGTTGCTTGAAAATAGTTTTCCTAATCTTGAAAATATTGATTTATCTGCCATAGTTTATTCCTCTTTTATAACCTTTATTTTATTAACCACGTGAGATCTTCATCTCCCTGCGGGCCTTTTTGAACCCAAGGATTATTATCTGGTGCATTATTTGTGTATATTCCTGGCCCTCTATTTACTGTTATACCACTTAATGCACTTTTTGTTAAATCCATTCCTTTTTGTCTTAACATTAATGCTGTATCTCTTACCCACATTCCTATACTATAAGCCATCACCAAGTCATCATTATAACCGCCTTGAGCTTGAGCTTTACTTCCCTTCCAGATAAAAACAAATAATTCATCGATTAATCTCTTAGATCGAACAGTGCATGCTTTTTCTCGAAAATAGGTATCTAGCTTTGATATAATTAGTGGTCTCGTCTTCGAAGTAGTCGTAAATCCTGGAACCATCTTTTCTTTAGTTTTCAAGTCATATCGTTTTTTTAACTGTATTTTTGTATCTACAACAGTTAAATCTGCAGATGAATAAAATAAGTTTGGATAATCTCTATCAATTGCTGGTTGAATTGCAGCCCAACCGACATTTGCATTCTCTATTACTAGTAGTGCATTATTCCACTCTGTTGCAGCATTTACTAGCATATTACCGAATTCCTTAGTTGGTAAATGACCTTTATACTCAGCTACTTGAGCTAATGTTTCAACATCTATTACGTGAAACGTAGAATAATCTGTAGAGTCCCCTCTCGCAACGTCAGCTGCTATCATATAATCTTTAGAATAATCTGGATATTCCCATAACCAATAATTGTTATCAAATCCACGCTTTTCAATAGGATCTTGGACTTGATTTTCTAAATACCATTGTAGAGTTGTACCATCTACTACAGTATACCCAGATGTTATAAAATCACAATCACATTCTTGAGCTGCCATTTTTTCACCTAATAATTGATCTTGCTTATCTCGCCAATCTTGTTCACGGTCTGGATGCATTGTCCAGTGTAATTTTATTGGATTGAATCCATTTGTTCCTGCTTCTGCACCGACCCAAGTTTTATGAAAAAAGTTTCCTGTTCCATTTGGTGTTGAAAGTATTATTGCTCCTCCACCCGTAGCTAGTGTTTGTTGTGATGCAGCCCATATTTCATCAATTTGATCTACGAATGCAGCTTCATCAATTATCAATAATGATAATGCTTCAGATCGACCTGCATCTCCAGAACTAGATATTGCTTTTATTTGAGAGCCATTTGAAAATCGTAGTGATAATTTATTATCTTCAACACAATTTCCTTTTAACCATGCAGGTAAATTATCATGCATTACTCTTACCTTTGTTACAAGATTTTTTGCAACTTCCTGCTTTGTTGCAATTACTAGAATATTTTTATCGTTATGAAATAACATCGTCCACAACGAATATCCTGCTGATAGTGTAGATATACCTAGCTGACGCGATTTAAGGATTACATTATAATCGTTATCTCTAAATTGTTTTAATGATTCTTCTTGGAATTGAAAAAGGTTAAATTTAATTTTACCTTTTTGTGGATGTTGTATGTAGCAATACTTTTTCATGAAATGTACAGGATCTTGTGCACATCTCGTGTATTCTAATTTTATTATGTCTTTTAATGATTTGGTCATATATTGTTATCCACTTATATATAAATATACGGAAAATATATTATATTTCCAACTTATTGCGGTAAACTATAGTCTATGATGTGTATTATTGCAATAGTTCCTACAATACCTAATACTACTCCACCAGCTGGAGAATGCCAAAATTTATTTCTTTTATCCAATTCCTTTCTGTAGAGGTTCATATTTTCGTTTAAGAACACTTTTTGTGATTCTAATAATGATATTTGAAGTGAATCATTAGCTGTTATTTTTTTATTAATAAAAATAATACTATTCAAGTCTGAAATATATAAGTCTTGTGTTGTAATTACAGAGTCTTGTGAACTAATTTTTAATTTATATTCTGTAATAAGTTGTTTTGAAAGTTCGTAAGCTGTCTTATAATCTTTTGTCTGTGAAAAGCAGTTAAAAGTAATAAGTAATAATATAACTGTAATTAATTTTTTCATGTATAACCTTTTTTGAAATTTATTATTTTTGCTGTTTCAGTACTGAAAGAAAACGTAAAATTTTTGCAGGTGACATACCATATGACATAAGAGCATTGTTAATCTGTCCCC